GGTTGTGCAGGTACAAGGCTACCTCTGAAATGTCCTCAAACTGCACGTCAGCAGTATCGTTGATAATTTGGAGGGCCAGCTCCAAACCAGCATCAAGCCCTCTTCTGTAGTCGGTTCTATTGTCCATGATGTTTTCCTAAAGATGGGGCCGAAGCCCCGTGGGTTTATTTCTGTGGGGTTACGCGAATGTCTGCACGATCAGCATTGCGGAATGCGTCGAGTTGCTCGTTAGTAATTTTGTAAGCGGCGCACAGCTTTTTGTAGTCAACAGTGCCTTTAACAGGGATCAATTGAATAACTACTTCGTACATCTCGCCTTTGAAGGGGATGCTTTTACCGCTTGCATCTTTGGGGGATTCGCCATATTTGTCGGCAAGTGCATCTTTCATTGCCTTGACTTGCAAAGCCAATGCTTTAGCTTGTTGGTCGAGCACATAAAGTGCGTCAATGTCATTTGCCAAGCTAAGAGCAAGGGATTCAGCGGAAGTAATTGCGTTCATATCTGTCTTTCTTCGTTACCTGCAACATCGCAGTGGTTGTATCTTAACTCAAAGTTAAAGGATTACAAGACTTTTTTCTAGGTATTTTCCCTAGGATCTACTATTTCCCAACGGCTTCCCTCCCAAGTCTCAGGGTCACGGTCATAGCAAGCAGCCTCATAAGCTTCTTGTTTGGTGAGGTGGTACTTGATCTCTAAGAACTCTTGCCTGTCCACTAATTCGTTGTAGTTCATCTCAAACCTCCTTGGTGATCAGGTACTCATGGGCGTAGTCTAAAGACTCCACAGCGGCCACAATGTGGTCTTGGTGCTTCATTGGGCTACGTGTCAGCTTTGCAGTCAACGCTGCGATGATTGCGGCTGCGGCGTGTTCAGTAATCTGAGTGTCGTCCATTGCGTTGATGGCGCGTAGTGCGTTTGCTGCCACCATGTATCCGTGTTCCATATCGTCCATCTTGCTTCCTGTTTGTATATATGTTGGTTGGGGCCGAAGCCCCCGCTGGTTTACGCTAAGTCTAAGTCCCTGATGTCCTGTTCAGAGGCCAGTCTGCCGTTAGCTGCAATGCTGTACTCAATCTGTTCAAGGGTTGGCTTGTAAAAATACTCATGGTCTATCCACTCACCACATTGACGAGTACCCTCAAACCATATGACTAGGATGTTGAAGCGCGATATTGCAGCAACCGTGTAGACCTGTGCGTCTTTGTGGTCACCACGGACGATCAGTTGACCGATGCTAATTTGTTTGAGTGTGAGAGGTTTTGGCATTTTCGATTTCCTTCGCTTGTATAGTTACCTGCGCATTGCAGTGATAGGAAGTTTAACCGAAAGTTAAAGGAATGCAAGGACTTTTTGTAGATTTTGCAAAAATATTTTCTAGGTGTTTACCCTAGATAGTGTCCAATCCAACAATTCTTGCTGGGTGATTCCGTAGTGCTTCTCAAATCCCTTAGTTCCCATGCCGTGGATGCCTGTGTTTCCCCTGTGGTGCTCTACGCAGAAGGGCATGACGGTGAGATAGTCTCCCTTGCCCCAGCCCCCAGTTCTGAGGTGGTGCAGCTCAACAGGCCCAGGCTCATGTGGCCCGTGGATGTGATGGCATAGACAGCACCCCAGCTCCGCCACAGCATTCATGTGCTGCTTCTCTGCCTTGGTCACATCAATGACCTATCTTGTGCTCGATTGGATGCTTCTAGTGAGCGCCACACTTCTATTCTTGCTTGTGCAGCAATCAGCATCCACCGCTCTTGCTCACATGCCCTTGTAGCCTCTTGCAAGTGTTCCAGGTGCGTTTTGTAGCGTGGGTGGGCATACGCCTCCCTCTCTTGGGATACGGCGCTTGTAAAGCCGTTATGTTCAGCTTCTTGCATAAGCTCTGCTTTGACAGTCTTACGCATCTCTTCCATGTAGACAAGATCAGCTTTAGCTTGAGCGTAGATCTTGCTATGGGTGATCAGGTAGTCAACGGCGTCTTGAATGTTCATGTTCTATAAAAGTAATCGTCACCAACTCGGCTAGGCCACTTGAGGTAGTCATTCGCGCCTGGTCGGTGCACTTGGGTTTTAAGCTCTGCTCCGTCATAGGTGCCTGTTCCTCTGGCCATGCTGACGGACTTGAGGGGGATCTTGATAGGGCCAAGGTACTCCAGCCTCTCTTCACCTAGATCTGTGAGCTGGAACAGGTTGTCTTTAATCTCAGCCATGCCATCAGAGATTAGCGGCTCCACTACAAACTCTCGGAATCGAGCTGTCGAGCTGTTGCTGATAGCTTTACGCAGCTCATTAAGGTCGTGCGGGTGTCGGGCAAGCCTGACCATCGCATGATGGATCGTAGACCCACGGTTGTACTTTGACTTCATTCAAGTTCCTCTCTAACCAATATGTCCACCCCAGTGATTGAAGAGTAGATTTTTTTCACAGAAATAAATATGACCTGCACATCATCTTTGTAGACAATCCCGTTCATGGCGTCAAGATGGCTCTTAGCTATGTTGTCTATGTCAGGCTTCTTTGTAGGCTTTTCTTTGCCCGATAGACAGTCCTTAGTCCGTTGTTTGGAGTAAGACTTGGGTACAGAGAACCGAACGTACAGAAATACGCTCAGAGGCGTTTCTAGAGGCTCTGACTCCCCCATAGCTCTAGTGGCAGCGTCTTTGATTTGCTGCTCATAGGACTTGGTTTTGGCATCGGTGTAGGTTTGCACAAAGTTTTTGGTACGGCGGAATCTAGGTCTGCCCTTTCCCTTTGGCTCGCCCTCTACCGTGAAGCATACTTGCATTGTCATCTGAATTTATTCATTCTGTTGCGGAGGTCTTGGATTGCCTTCTCCCCGCGGGTTTTACGAATCTTCTCGGACATATCGTCCCACCACTCTCTAGCACCCCCAAAGCCTCTTTCATCTTTCTTTTTTTTGAAGCGCTGTATCCACTCTCTAGCTTCGCAGTCTCTCATGTGCTCAATAGTTTCATGGCTGATTGTGACATTTGATGGTGCGAGTCTTTCTGTGGGTACAGCTTTTTCTCTTTTTTGCGGCTTCATTGGTTACTCAAGATTTCCCAAGCTCTTGCTGCCACTCTTGGAACTTGTGCATTTCCAATGGCTTTAAGTCTGTCCATTTGTCCGGAAAGTCCATTAGGAGTTCTGCATAATCCGGGTGAAAGTATTGAGCGCAATCCTTGCTCGTTCTTATCCATTCCATTGGCATACTCCCTCGATATTCTTGTGACCCCTTGTATCGTTTGCTTGAACATCCGTTTTGCATACTTACAGTCATTGTTGGTAGCCAACACCCAAATTCGTTCTCTGTGATGGGGCAATCCAATGGAATCTGCTCCCAGCACTCCCCATTTCGCATCAAACCCCATTGCGGCCAAGTCTCCAAGAACTCGTCCAAGTCCCCTAGAAGTGAGCATTGGTGAGTTTTCCACAAATGCATATCGTGGTTGTACCTCGCAAATGATCCTTGCCATTTCTCCCCACATTCCGCTTCGCTCTCCGTCAATTCCTGCGCCTTTTCCTGCGGCGCTGATGTCCTGGCACGGAAATCCTCCAGATACAACGTCAACAATTCCTCTCCAAGGTTTTCCGTCAAAAGTTTGAACGTCATCCCAAATGGGGAAAGGCGGGAGAAGTCCGTCATTTTGTCTTGCGGCAAGTACGCTTGCTGGATAGGGTTCCCACTCGACTGCACAGACGGTTCTCCATCCAAGCAGATGCCCCCCAAGTATTCCTCCACCAGCGCCCGCGAAAAGAGCCAACTCATTTAAATTCTCCTTCATGATGCTAAATGTGGATAGTTCACAAAAAACTGCGCCTCAGAGCCGTACTCGGCAATAAATTGCCCAGCATCTCTATGCCTCCATAGACTTACGATAGGTTCGCCGTCTGCTACACCCTCGTAGTTCCTTTGCTTTCTGCACAGCAAGTAGCAGTCAGGCTCGGTCTGTCGGGTGCTCATAATGCCTTTGGCTCGGTAATCATCTTCCTTAGCCTTATTCCGCCAAACCATAAATAGGTTGTCCACTTGATCCGTGATGGAACCACTGCCCTTGGTGTCATGCTTGTCGGGCAAGTCGGTCTCTTTGGCGGGCTTTTTAAGATGATGCACAAGGTGGATGTGGATATTGCAGTCTTTAGCCAATGCACAAAGTTGGTCAACAAATGCTTTCTGTCCGTTGTAGTCATCTTCATTCTTGACACATTTCATAAGAGAGTCAATAAACACATGAGTTATTTTAAGCTCTTGCGCACAATATTTAACCATCCCCAAGACGGTTTCGGGGCGTGCGGTTCCTGTTTGGTCGTACAACCACATCTTCTGCTTAGTCCAATGCCCAAAATCATCATAAAGCTCTTCTAGGGCAGTAATGCCTTCATCAGTCTGATATTCAGGCGCATTGGGGTTTGTCCCCGAAAACATCCTAATCAGCCTTTGAATGGTTATCATAGGCTTCATCTCAAACGATGCTATGCAGACACGTTCGCCTTGCCCCAAGAGGGACAGAGCAATCTGGCTCGTCACGTCAGTCTTGCCGTGGCCATTCTGACCAGCCCAAACCGTCACCTCAGACGGGCGAAAGTAAAAGTTCTCATTGGTCTTTGGCCAAGGCAGGAAAGTTTTGGGTTCGGATAACTTCTGTCTCAGTCTAGCCTTAGCATCATCCACAAAATCTGCCGCGGGCTTGACCTTTGTTTGAGCTTCTGTATCTTCCAGGTATGCTTCAAAGTCAATGCTGTCATCTAAAAATTCAGGCACTATATCTCTCCATCCATCCAGTTTGTTTCCAAGAAGGTTTAGTTGGGTCTACAACAGAAGCAACCACTAACTTTGGCTTGTTATCCACAGCCTTTTGGTACAAGGCCTTGACTCGTTTTTCATCTGTTCCGGTAATGCTGACATTCAGCCCAATCAAAAACCTCAAGTCAAGGTTTGTAATGGAGTCATTGTGTACACAAACGTCAAACCATTCTTTGGGTAGCTCGCACGGAAAGTCATTTAGGAATACAATCTCAGGGATCATGCGCTGCTTGCGTAGGGCTATAATTTTATCGTGACCTCTCATATGGCCCCTGCAATAATGCCAGAAGAGGTTTTGGGGTAGCGGTCAGTAGTCTGCTTTTCAGCAGCAAACTGGTTGGCTTTACGCATCCAGTTGCGCCACGTACCAACCCAGTCACTCTTGGCCGCAGTAAATTCGTAATCGCGGAACACCTTTGTTTGCTCGGCATGGTCAACCAAGGGGCATTCAGTCTTCACCCAAGTCTTCATGTCGTCAGTAACCTCAAAGTCTTTGGGGCACTTCTTGGCTGGCTTCTTTGCGGAAGATGGTTCTTGGTTTATGGTTCTTGGTTCTTGGTTAGGTGGCGGTTCGTTCACGACTCGTGTACGCTTCGTGCCTTTTTCTTTACGCTTCGCTTCACGTTCGTTGGCGATTCGTTTGTTAATATCGGCCTTAGCGTGGTACTGGAGCAGCTCTTCAAGTATCCTGTCTTGGACATATCTGCCCTCTTTATCGAGCACAAAGAACCTGCTAAGGACAAACTTAACAGCCTCAATCTCAGCTTCTGTAGAAGCCCAAGTCCATTCAATTGCTTGCTCTAACGTGGGGAAAACTTCACGGTCATAGCACGAGTCGATAAGAAGCGTGTACGCTCCGTGCTGGAGCATGGTCAGTCGACCTGCTTTCTTAGCATAGTCGCCAAGATTCCTTTTGTAGTAATGCATAAAAACCTTACGTTATAGGTTGTCGTTACAGAAGAAACCTCGGCAGGACGGTAACGAATCGTCTCTTCGGGAGCTACCCTAGCCGCGTTTCAAAACATCATATCACGAAAATAAATCAGGCCGCAAGTCAGCCTTGGTGACCAGCCCTTGGGTAGCCTCTTCTATTGCCAAAGCCAGCTTAGGGGACGCCTTACGCTTGCCGTTGATCAACAGGCTAAACCATGTCAGGGATATGCCCAAGTAAGTTGCCATTTCGCTTTTTGCGCCTCGTGGCTCTTCTTTAAAGTAGTCTGTCAGTGTCATAGTTGTCCCTTTCAGTCCATCAGTATGGCACAAACTTTTAGTTAAAACAACCCCAAGTTTTACTCAAGTATTTTAACCGTTGATTAAATTGTGGTGTAATGCATGTACGCCGATACGGCGGTTTTAGGAGTGACGTGATGGACAAAGACGTGCGTAAGGTAATCCCTTACACAACCCCCAGGGGCATTCAGATTGGATGCCGTTACACCCCCCCGCAGCACCGCATAACACATGAAGAGGAAACTGTTCAGATGGCCATGCTAGGTGTTAGAAAACCCATGAAACCCCTCACGCAAGTCGTCTTACAGATGGTAGGCATCTGTTTTGGTGCGTTCTTGCTTATCCAACTCATTAAATGGTTAGGAATTTAAATGGACATCAAATCAATGACTGACGAAAAGATTGCCGAACTTGCCCAAGAGCTGGCTCATGGCGAAAAGTTTTCTGACGACGAAATTGAAGGCTTGATTCACTTCATACGCCTTTACGAAGACGCGCAGGGGATCGTATGAACCAAGAATACTACGAATGGCTAGAAGACCCTGTAGCCCAGCACGAGTACCGCAAGTTTTTACTTGAAGATGAGATGAAAAGGAGCCAATTACCCGACCCATTTACAACCGATCCACAGGATTTCTTAACAGCTTTACACAGGACTACATATGATCATTGAAAACAAATCTAAATCTTCTTTTGCCCCAGTTCCCTCTGGACTTCACTTAGCACGCTGCTACCGCATTATTGATCTCGGTACGCAAAAGAGCGAATTTGAGGGGAACGTCAAGTTTCTCCGTAAGCTCAAAGTTTGCTGGGAAGTCTTTGGCGAGGACGACAACGGAAACCCCCTTTGCACAGCCTCTGGTGAGCCTTTAGTCATCACCAAGGACTACACCATGTCTTGGGCTGATAAAGCCACCCTACGCATTGATTTGCAGTCTTGGAGGGGCAAACCCTTCACGGTAGAAGAACAGCGCCGATTTGACCTTAAAACCGTGCTGGACAAGTGGTGTATGTTGAATGTCGCCCATAAAGCCAAAAAGACAGGTGATGGCGTATATGCCAACATTGTGGCCATTACCCCTGTTCCAAATGCGGTTAAGTCTGCGGGACTTCCTGATGGCCATAACGCAGCTCAAATGTTCCAGATCAGCGATCCTGACATGGCAATGTTTGACACATTCTCAGACTTCTTGAAGAAACAAATCAGCGAGTCTCCAGAGTGGAAAGCCCAAAACAAGAAATCAGGCAGCGGGTTTGATGATATGCCTAACGATCTTGATGAAGAAGATCTGCCATTCTGAGGTGAAGCATGATCATCACTAGAGCAGAAGAATCTGGGCATTGGTATCAGATAGATGGCACCCCAGCTTACTATGTGACGGCAAAGAGTGGCGAGCAACGCTCTACAACGCTGCGTGACGCTCGCAAGCTCAACTTGCTACCCTCGGTGACCACCATCATCAAATGTGCGGCTAGCCCAGGCCTAGAGGCTTGGAAGCTCAATCAGATGTTGTTGGCGGCTTTGACCTTGCCAAAGATTGATGGTGAGCCTGAAGAAAGCTTTGTTCAAAGGATTGTCAAAGATTCTAAAGAACACGCCAAACAGGCCGCGGAGCGTGGTAGCGAGATCCATGCGGCTATTGAGACCTTCTATGAGGGCATCATGCTGGCCAACATGGCTGAGTACCAAGTGGGCGTAGCGCAGAGCATAGAAGAGACCTTTGGCCGCTTAGACTTTAAGTCTGAGAAGTCTTTTGCCAGCAAGTATGGCTTTGGGGGCAAGGTAGATCTACACGCAGAAAACGTGGTGATTGACCTTAAGACCAAAGAGTTTACAGATCCTAAAGACGTTAAGGGGTTTGATGAGCACCGTATGCAACTGGCGGCATATCGTGTTGGGTTAGGAATGCCCAACGCACGTTGCGCCAACGTGTTTGCATCGGTAACGGAGCCTGGCCTTTGCGTAGTCTATGAGTGGTCTCAAGAAGAACTTAGTCAAGGCTGGCAAATGTTTAAAGGCTTGTTGGACTATTGGTACGCTAAAAATCAACTTGGAAAGGAAATATTATGAAATTCAAACTTGAAGTGTCTGCGGAAGACTTTAAAAAAATCATCTTTGCTCTGCAAGAGCTTCCATACAGGGAGTGCAGCGATCTGATGGAAGACATTGTTGCCCAAGGATTGGCTCAAAAAGAAGAATACGAAACCTTCCAAAAGGACGTAGACATCTTTATAGAGAACTGGGGCAAGACAGAAGAGGAAGAGCTGGAGTTTGACTTCATTGAAGAAATCAAGAAGCCTTCTAAATCCTCTAAGAACAAAAGGAGCAGCCGATGAAAAACCCTTGGTTAACAGAAGATGACATCAAGCAGATCTTTTTTCAGACTAACAATGAAAACCCAAAAGGCTTCTATTCAGGCGATTTGGACATCATGGAGTTTGCTGACAAGGTCATCTTGGTGGCTTCACACCGTATTGCACAGACTGAACGAGCTATGTGTGTTCGCTTTGTTAACACCCTAAACACAAACGTGGGTAGGGCGTTGGAAGAGTACAGAGGTAATCTGTAGGTAAAAAAAAGCCCCCAGAGATGGGGGCTAATTCCTTGAAGTGGCAACTGCAAGGTTGTGGGGTAATTGTAACCTATTACTGATCCAAAATGTTTTGTTCTTCTGGTCTTGCAGACAAAACTCCAGCACCACGAGCAGCAGCCTGAGATGCCAATGGAGCAGCTTGCTTCATAAACTGTGGACGATCAGTTGCCATTTTAGTTAACAAGCCCATAGCTGGTTTGTTATAAAGCATACCGCTCAATGCAAGCGGAACAAGCGGAACGGCGGCGGCCCCAGCTAAACCTCCGGTAACGCCAGCAGCTCCAGAAGCGCCACCAAGCAAGCTTGCAGCCAACAATCTATCTGCCGTACCGCTATTGGGTGCGGCTGGCCCTAAAACCCTCATAGAGGCATCAGAAATCTTTTGCAACTCAGGCTTGCCTTTTGCCTGTCCCCTAAACTGAGTTGGGCTAAATACGCCCTCTTCTGCACCAACCATTTCGGATGATTTCTTTACAGGTAGCAAGTTTTTAAAAGCTTGATGGGTATCGGTCAAAAGCTTACCTATTTGTGGGTTTTGTTTTGTAAGCTCTTTTCTAAGAATGTCTTGAACCTTAGAGTAGGCTTGAGCAACTTCATTTTGACCCATAGCATAATTTCTGCTGGATTGCTCGCCAAGATACCTCTCCAGCGTTCTAAATTGCCCACCGCTTAAAACCGTATTGTTTTCAAGATGCTGGATAACATTCTCCACAATGTCTTTCTCAAAAGATCTGCTTTGTGATGGAACCATATCATTGGTGGTTTTTAGAATGTTATCCCACAAAGTCTCTACTGTTCCTTTTGAGTTTGCAGTTGAAGATCTGTTAACAAATTTAGCTTTTTGCAAAATTTCATCGTATCTGCTGCTAATTTCGTTTTCCAAAAATTCAACCATTGGACGGCCAGCAGGAATATCCTTGGGAACTGTTTCGCCCAAAGGCTTTAGTACCCTATTAGCTAGTGCTCGATTAAAGTCTTCTGCGCTTGTTTTGATGCCTTGGGCAACCATTTGACCAGCAACGGGTACGCTAGTAAGTTTAGCCTCTAGTCCTTGGGCCAACCTGCCTAAAACAGGAATTTCGCTTGCCAATTGGCCTGGGGTGAAATACTTCATGCCCATGTCTTTGAGCATTTGCATTTTTTCTGACACTTGTGGACTCATGGCTACTTGAGTGGCTTTTCCCAAGGCTGCGCCAGCTCCAGCTCCAAACCCAACTTGACCAGCTTTTTCCTCAAGAAACTTAGCGTAGTCTTCTTGATCAGATGTGGGTGTTAGCGCAGCACTAGCAGCACCTTGGCCAGCCATTCTTGCAGTAACAGATTTGCCCACCTTGGGAATAGCACTAATGCCTTTTTCTGCGACTTTACCAAGCTTCAAAGAAAGTGGGCTAGCAATCTCTCCCACAAACTCACCAACAGAGGATGGAGTTCCACCAATCTCTTTAAGAGTTTTGGATAGCTTTTCTACTTCTCTTGCTGGTTTGTTTATTCCTAAAAACTGTGCAGCGCCAGCAATAGGCTTTAAAGTACCCAAGGCAGCAGACGCAATGGGAGCACCAAAAGCAGCCATCTCTGGGCTGTAAATGCCGCCCATAGGATCAACATAGGTTTCGCCTGAAGCTATGCGCTTGGCAAGATCATTCTTAGAAACTTCTACTTTTTTGGGTTCCACCCTAGCTTCAGGCTCTGCGGCTTTTTGGGCCACGTATTGAGTGCGGGCAACCTCTAAAAGTTGCTCTTCAGAAGCACCCTCTGGCCCCTGAATTCTCAATATATTTCCATCAGGGGCTTGTATTCTGTAGATTACATCAGCCATTATGGTTTCTCCACGCCAAGAATTTTGAATCCGCTAGTTGATGGTTGAGAAGATTGTTGTGGAGCTTGTTTAGGCAATTCTTTAGGAGCGCTTGAAATTTTTGGCAAAGTTTTATTGGATTCCCAATGAGTTTGGTATTCTTCAGCCCGATCAGACAATCTTTTAAATCCACTTTCAATTTCTGCAACCAGCGTTCTTCTTTGTGCGTTGGTGAGGGTTGGATCAGTTAATCTACCAATAGACTTTTCAAGATTTTGGGCATCAAGATTGGAGGCTTGGCCTGGCAATCTAGGAATCATAGGAATCAATGATTTGCTGAGTGCTTCTAAATTTCTAAGAGCGGTATTATCATCTGTTCCAAACAGTCTTCCAACAGAAGATGCGTACAAGCCAGACATGACACCACTTGGTGCTTTCTCTATTTGATTTTTAATTTGACCAACTTGAGCCAAAGCAGAACTTGCTTTTACACCCTCATTGATAATTGGAACAATTACTTTTTGATAATCAATTTTTTGTTGGTCTGTAAGTTTTGACTCTTGTTCTTTTTTCTCTTTTTCCATTTTTTCTTTTTGCATGAGTTGATTAAAACTCATTTGATCTTGGCGCAGACCCAACATGATGCCTTGCATTGCTTGATTAAACTGCATTGCTTGTTGACGATCCATGTGACTTGTCATCATGGTCAACATTTGTTGGGCAAGCGTGTTGGCTTTATCTTCATCTATCAAACCTTTTGAATATTTTTTCGCAAGATTTTGAGCTTGAAGTTTAATTGCCGGATCTGTTGACATGAGGGAAATGGCATCAAATGGAGTAGCGTCTGTTGTCTCGCCACCCAACATTCCCGCTTTACGCAATTTGGGAACCATCTCAGCATACTTAGCAACGGCTTCAACAGGATTGTCAGAAATTTTTGCCAAATCAAATACAGCACTCGGATTAAATTCGTATGTTGTCTTCTTAACGCCATCTGTTTCAATTGTTTTTGGCGTGAACATTTGTTCGCCAATTAGACGCATTTTATTTTGTTTTTCACTAGAAATAATTTGCTGTATGTACTGTGGATCTCCAGTAACACGAGCTAACTCTTTTGCTTTTTCTGTATCAAGCACAAAGCCTTGTGGGGTTTCTTTATAGAGCTGGCCCATTAAGTCTTGCTTGCGTCTTTTTTCCTGTATGCCCATGCTCTCTTTGGCTAACTGGAAGCGCATCATGGCATTATCCTGCTCGCGTCTAGCTTCTTGCTCTTGCACTCCGCGAACAGCTTTGGCTGCTTGTCCAATACCCTCACCAAAAGACCCAGTAGCGGTAGGCGTCAACATGCCTTCAGCAATAGCCAAAAGGTTGGGGTTGTAGCCTCTATTCTGACGAGAATCAAGCGTAGACATAAGCCTCTGAAGGGCCATGTTGTAGCCATCATCTTCAGGCTTTTGCATATCTAGTAATGGGTTTGTTGCCATGATGTTTATCCTTAAAACTCACCAACATCCACACCGCCAACGGCGCTAGTGCCAACTCCGCCTGTATTATCTAATCCAGTTGATCCAAAAATATTATTGAATGATGGTAATTGATTAAAAATAGACTTTAACCAATTTGGATTTGTTGTTGTAATTGGTTTTCCATCTGGGCCAAGGGTAACTGTTGTAGTGCTTCCCAATCCGCTTCCAACTAATGCACCCAAGCCAGTAACTTGAGACAATGGAGATAGCCCATAAGCACCTGGTAATGGGCCTTTGTAAGTCTCAGTAGTAGATGATGGCACGTTATAGCCTTTCATCAGATTGGCTACGTTAGTAGCCTGTGTCAGAGGAGCATTGATCTTGGCTTGCTCAAAGGCTTGTTGCTCTGCACCACCCTTAGTCATAGCACCAGCACCAGCCAGTCCTAATGTCTGCTGTTGGCTAGCAAGGTTGCCTTGGATTTGACCAGCTTGGTTTTGCAATTGACCTTCATTGATGGCGGCTTGCAAGGCTTGGGCATATCCTTGTTGCAAGGCTCCGGTTTGGGCACCAAGCAGATTAGATTGCCAATCGGCAGCAGTTTGTCCTAAAGCGTTTGCATAGCGTTGGCTACCCAGTCCACCACTGCCAACAAAACCAGCCTTCAGTTGAGGCATCAGGTTACGTTGGATGTTTTGCTGTTGCAGACGCTCCATCTCATTCACCACGCCTGTGGTGTAAGGATTCATTAAGGATTGAATCTTCTCAGGGGTTAGCCCTTGAGCAACGCCCGAAACGGTCTGTTGAGCGGCAGTAAGGCCTGGCTGATACGCTGTAGCGGCACCAGGGATTGCGGCATAGCCCTGCTGCTGCAAAGCCGTCATGGGGGCTACAAGCTCTCCAGCAGGACGATTAAGCGCAGCATTACCCGCACCAGCCAAACCACTCAAGTAGTCGGTGTAATATTGGGGGGCGGTAGTGCCAGTTGTTCTTGTGGTGTTAACGTCTGGGGCAACTGTGCCTTGAAAAATGTCAGCCATATTAGCTCCTTGACTTTTTGCTCAAATAATCTAGTGGTGATTTTAACGCAGGAGGCGGTAAATCTTTAGGGCCTTTTGATCTTGCTCGATCACGAATGGAATGCATCATGTCGTATAGTTTTTGTGATCCAGCTTTAGTAGAGCCGTTACCCAAAGCGGAAACCACGTCTGCCGGGAACACAAACTCACCGTCTGCGAGCATTGCAGGAATATCATCACTCTGTCCATCACCAGGCCCTGCAACATGCGCCCCATGTCTGAAGTCGCCACGCATCTTGCCGCCGTGGTTCATCAATGGGACGGATAGACCACCCTCTGCGTACTTTTGGACTGACCCACCTTTAGCCATTAAAGGTGTAACAAGACCACCCTCTTTAGCGGTTATACCCAATATATCATCAATAGATTGGTTTTGTCCATAACTGTAATAATCTGGCATAACATTACCTTGAGAAACTTGTACTGTGCTCTGTGTGGGCATTGGTTGTGGTTTAGTATCCGCAGCAACCATTTTTTCAAATGAAGATAGCGGATTTACAAAACCTTGTTTGCTTGCTGTTGAAGTTAAATATTGAGCAGATAGCGGGGACAAAGCAGATCCACCAGATGTTGTCTGCTGAGGTTGTTGTATTACTTGTGCAAATTGCGAAGAAGTTTGCCCAAGACCATTTGCATATTGAACAGCATTTGATAGGGGTATTCCTTTTTTTACCAAATCATTAGCTATTTGTTTTTTAACACTGTCAAGCTTTTTATAAATTTCATCCGTTTGATCTGTGCTTATTGGAGGCTGTGCTCCTTCTGCATCAATTCCTGTAGGTGTATTTGCTGGTGGTAAATTTTCAGGAGGTGTCCACTCTTCTGGAGGCTCAGGCAAATCAGTTGTTGGGGCTGTGCTTACGGCTTCTTCAGGAAGTGTGTAAAGACCACCATCTGATTGAACGAAAGGCCCCGTGTTTACCGTTTCAACAGGAGTAGATGGTGCAGGAGTTGACTCAACTGGAGCAGTTATTGTCTCTGCTGGTGGAGGGGCTTCAACAGGCGTCACAGTTTGATCTGGAAATGGTGGAGCTGGTTCTAAAGGTTGTAGTGGTGATGGGGCAGATGGTAAAGACTCAATACCCGATGGTGCAACCACGGTTGGTAACGCCTCTGCACCAATAGCAGAAGAGCCAGCAACGCCACCTAGTTGAGACTCTGCGGCAATTTGATTGGCTAAAGTTAATTGTTCAGCCTCTGATAAACCAACAGCAGCCTCAGTAGCAGCCGCCTCAGATCCCATTGCAGCAATAAGCTCTGGAGCAACAAATGCAGCAGTTACAAGTGCAGCCGTCTGCAAAGGATTTTTTACTGCTGTATCAATAATATTAGATGCAGCATCAATTACGGTTCCAAGCGGATTGCCAAAAAACTGTTGGACTGCTGGAGGGCCTTGTGGCTTAATGCGTCTATCCCCATAGTGCTTAAAAGCATCTAATGGTAAATCTGGGAAATCAAAACGATGGTATCTCATACTTCTGCCATCCAGTTATAGCCTTCAATATCTGGGGCTTGCACATTAGCCCCTAATTTTTGAAGCAATTGAATAATTTCTTGATTGTCTGCATTGCCATATACTTTCTTTATTTGCATTTGTTTTAAAGCATTCCAAAATTTAGGAACAGCTTTAGCTATAGCAATTGGAGAATCTTGCGTAAAAATATGCAATTCTGCATTTTCATCAGAAATCATGCGAACAAACAAAACAGTATTACCAACTTGAAATATATGGCCAGTTTCATTTTGTAAAAACTGAGCAATCACACCCAAAACTTTTTGGGGATCTATATTGTATTTTTGGCAGTCTGCCGTAATAATTTCTGATGGTGTCATCTCAATACCTCAAATTGCTGGGTTGACGGCATTTACAAGGGCCTCTGCCCATGCTTGCCAATCACTGTAACCATCTGTTGATGGAATGGCTTCATTCACAAAAACATCAATAGCTCTTATTCCGTTACCCCAAATCTTCCAATCTGTTTGAGGATTAGGAATTTCTAGCTGCTGCGGAGCATACAACTCACACATCAGACTAGCCCAAGAATCAAACGAATGAAACCTTGGGTCATAAACAAGTGCTGGGCCTCTAATATCCACGGACATCTCCCGCCAAATCTGCATTTAAGAGCACACGCCCCAATTGATAGTCTCCACCAGCTTCATTAGACACAAACTTCAATCTAAGCTCCCGCCGCTGTTCTTTCATGTCAATTTTATTGGTGTTTGCATCAAACACATAAGGGACAGACTGAGCATCATCTGATTGTGCATAAGGACGACCTGTGACGTAAAGGGTCATATTGCCCTCTAAAACAAAATCAGGCTCTACCCTCTCTAGCCTTAACCATCTGTTTGCTCCAGTCATGGCGGGTTCTGAGGGGCCTCCAGAGACCCATCCTAGATCATTGGTCTCAAAGTAGCTTTCAATAGCATTGACGTTCTGCCCGTTGATGGCGTCTGTTCCAATCTCATGCTGGAGGATTTCAATTCTGTTTGGCGGGGTAGAAAATGTCAGAGAGGCAGTAGCCGTTGCGGTAGCCGCGGCAGACATCTGAATGCCCTGTGCATACAAAGTTGCAACAGGAACAGAGAATCCAGCACCAGTTCCACCCAACTCAGTATTGGAAGCGCTTAGAACATTTCCCACTTGGTAGCCAGCGCCTCTAGATGTTACGGTAACGGCTGTTACAGCTCCCAAAGCAACGGTTACGGTAGCCTTTGCGCCGCTTCCGCTGCCGCCAGTGAGGGTGACGTTGGTGTAGGTGCCGATAACGTAACCAGCGCCTCCAGTAATCGTTCCTAGTGTCTTGATGCTGCTGGTCTTTATGGCTGTAACATAAGTATTTGTAGGAATGCCTGACCCAGAAATGATCAGCCCTAAAACGACTTGGGTGTTGTACGTGTCTAGATACAAGAATTGGCTTCCGCTTACTGTGTTAAATGAAGAAGTAAAAACGGTAGCCGATGGAGAGGTTTGCCAATTAGCTTGCACAGGATAGTGAAAAACTTGCGAAAAGTAACCAGCCGAGCGTCTAGCGCCCAAAGCCTCACCAGCGTCGTACCAAGTGTTCTCACGAGTGTTGTAAACAATCGCATCAGTACACTCAGTAGCGTCACCCCTAGGATAGAACCACCACACCTCACCAAATCTTGGAACCTTGCTAGCCCAAACCTTTTGTCTTTGAGAATAATTTAAATTGTCAAAGAACCAATTCTGGTTCATGTTGTTAGGAATTTCCTTAACAACACCGTTGTACATCAAGAAACGGTCTACTCCGCACCAATAGTAAACACCATCGTATTCAATAGCAGATTGGCTAGACAGAATAGAAGACTGCGAGCTGATGATGTCATAACGCCAATATTGTGGGGGACTTCCTGCTCCACCGATGTAAGACACACGTACTAGGCTATCAAGGCTCCAAAACAGCCCAGAAGGCGCGTTTGAACCGCCCCTGACGGGTAACCCTTGGACAATCTTTCCTGTGGCCACGTTGACCGCATTAGCGTCAGCGGAGACCCAATCTTGAGCATTGCCCGCAGCGCAGTTCTGGATCAGACCATTGTTGCCATAAACAAAGACGTAAGGGTGAAGTGCTACCACGCCACCAGACACAGTAATATTATTGCTGAAAGTTGCAACAATGACTCCGGCGGGGATTACGCTAGACAGAGTTATGTTGGTTGTGGAGACCGAGACCACCGTGGTGTTTGGTGGGATGCTGGTTCCTGTTATGGTTTGTCCAGCGCCAATCAAAGGATTTAAAGCTGGAATAGTTACTACAGCAGTACCAGTAGAAGTAATTGTGGCGGTAAACGTGCCAATCTGTGACATGGTCGTGCCGTTAATGTCGCCAATCAAGACGGGCGTATTAAAGTCGTTGTCAACTGAGGCGAGGTTTTGCCCTGGGTGCGCCAGCAATGACTGCACTCCAGCTCCGGCAACATCATAGAAACCATCAAACTGCCAAAGGTTTAGGTTGGAAGCAGTGAAGTTTGACAGCGTAAAGTTGTTAATTCCAGCCCCAATGCCGTTATCATCAATAGTGAGCACTTGCAAACCATTGTTATAACCACTGAAGATGTAATTAAATGCGTTCTGAGCGTTAACCCAAATACCTCTTGATGGGCCTGTTAGTTGATCAGAGATGACACGATACCCGCCCATTTTTCTAGGGCGTCCACGCTGAAACCTTACCCAGCGACCATCATTGTAAAATTGTTTATCAAAGATGGTTCCGTCCCGTTGGACGCCAGGTTTGGTGTCAAGAGCAAATACCTTCTGCGTCATTAGAACACTCCGCCCGAAATGCCGCCTGTAAAGGTTCCTGTACCGCTTATGGTTAATCCAGAAGATGAAAGCGTAAACAAATTAACGCCAAGGATGGCCATTGCTAGTTCAGCGGTTGCAGAGCGATAGATGCCTGTAGAAGGCTCAGCCGCAAAGTTAAGAGATGGCGAACCAACAGAACCAGAGGCCAAAGATACATTCAAAGCACCAGCAGCTACTGTAGAGGCATTTAATAGATTTACAGAGTCGCAAAGCAAGATTACCTGCTGACCCGCTGGAACGATTGCAGTTCCTCCCCCACCCCCTGTGGTAAAGGTGATGGTATATCCAGCGCCAGTACCATTGGTTTGGTTGGTAATGTAATAAACCTGAACGGTTTGGGGGACTGTAACGGTTACGTTTCCGCTTAAGGTTCCCGTGTACTTCTGTACGACGTTTGCGGCCTCAGCGGAGGTTAGGGTATAGCTGCCAGATGTAACAGCTTTGGTAAGCTGCGTAAAATTGAACTGAGTGCTGCGTCCAAGACCGACGGTGTAGAAAGCCACACCAGAGCAGCAGATAAAGCAGGAATCAGAAGGCTGTAAAGAAATAGAAGCTGCACCATTGATTAGGTTTCCTCCAGAGGGGGCCACGGTCAAAGTGCCAGTCCCGCCATTTCTCAACATCATAAACCAATCGTTACCCAGCGTTCCCGCTGCGGTAAGGGTCAAGGTTCCTGCGCCGCTATCCCACACGTAGTAAGAGGCTCTGTCAGAAGCAATAGCGGTATAGGCAGAAGAGAATGTGGTGACGTTGTGAGCTGCATTTAGGGTGTTGGTGATAGCTTTTAAGCCATATCCAGCCAATGCACCAGCGTCTACGCTAGAAGATCCCACGCCAAAGGCAATGTTGCCCCATGTTCCTGCTATGGTGGCGTTTGTGGTGATGTAGATGTAACGCGAAGCACTGGGGGCTACGCTTGCAATAGAGTTGCCAGCGGCGTCTTTAACGGTAAAAGTGTTAGCGCCAATGTTTCGGATCAAAACGTCTTGACCCACAGAGGCTTGATTTGCGGGGGGCATAGACAAAGACAGGCCAGCAGTAGTGGCTGTAACGTCCATAATCCGAGCGGCAACATTGTCTGTAACGCCACCGTTAATAGGCCAAAACAGATCAGTATTGGCAGAAAGCGTAACGGATCTGTAAGAAACGTCCGTAGGTTGGATTACGTTTCCTGTGAAGGGCGAAATAAAGCTCATATATCCCTCGCAATCGCTTGACGATCCCCAATTCGGGCAACGTCTTCAGTTTTCAGTACATTCATGATTTGTTCATATTGAGCTTGCCACATAGGAATGCGCTCATCGTTTTTCAGGAACGGCATGGCTTGCAGGAGTGATCCATAAAGCAAAGCTTGCGGAGCATATTCTGTGAACCAGTTGCTTTGATTGGTTGCGTCTAAAGGCTGGACACGCTCGTAATAAAGCACCTCATAGGCGTAATCATCATCAGGCGTAGGCGCAATCATCCAATGGGTGTAGTCGTAATCACAATAGAAGAAAGGCACATCTTGTTGTGTAGGGTTTGGCCAATATTCTCTTAGGTATTCGTACTTTCTCAAGAATATGGGTTGGCGCACGCCGTTAACCGTCACGTTCATGGATACGGTTTTCCTCCAGCGAGCTGGCTTATCTATGACGTTTTCGCCTTGAACCATGTTGCTTGTAGCAACAGTTAGGTTTCCAAGAAACTTTAAGTCCGCAGCCATGACTTGTTCCGCCAACATGATAAATGTGGGGATCTTGTCAAGAGTCGCTTGGTCGGTACGCTCCAAATATGATTGGATGTTCTCTACCAGCGACGAATACGTCATTACGGAGGCCATTACCAGTTACCTTTCTTTGCTCCAGCCATGTTGGCCACCAAAGATGGGTACTTAGTACCCGTGCGCTTTGCGAAAGCCTTTGCGGCTTTGATCTGGTTAGGGCTTAACTCTTTTGGCTTGCCAAGACTTTTAGGGCGGGTTTTTTCCCACACGGGCTTTGTTGACATTTTAAACCTCCCATTCAAAAATGACAATGTTTATTACATAAGGGCACATTCGGATTGGCGTCTTTTTAACAGACCAGGCAGCACCTTACCCCCGCCTTTAGTCCAAAGCATCAATTGCTCTTTAGCCCCATCCCAATCTTGGGCGTTAATTTTGCGCTTTAGGGTGCTGGTTTGGAGTCTGCCCACACCTAAGTTATAACAGAAGTCCACAACTGCATTGCATTTGCGCTCGTCTGTAGCAAGTATGGGGCAGTTTTTAAGTACGCCAGGCAAGTAAGTGTGCTGTAGCTCGCCCATTAATAGATCATTAGCGGCTTCTTGGCTTATTGATGAGTCATTCAGGGTGACTTTCTTGCCATCAGCGTAGTAAGTCGATCCATATCCAATGGTGGGGATTCCAGCAGGGCAAAGATAGGGCTTTGCTCTGAAGCCCTCAAATCGCTTACAAAGCTCTGCGGCAATCTCTAGGTTCATTACAAACCTCGTTTAGCCAATGTGCGGTCAAGTATCCAGTAGTTAACTACACCAGAAAGCAA